GGCGGGGTTTGTCTGGATCAAAATCGCATTCCCGGCTTGACACTGTGAATTTTTAACCTATATATATATATATATATATATATATATATATATTCGACACCATGAACACCGAACAAATCAAAGAAACCCTGCGTTTACATTCCCTTTGGTTGGTAAATGACCCCGCCGGAAAACGCGCGAACCTCTCCGGCGCGAACCTCTGCGAAGCGAACCTCCGCAGCGCGAACCTCTCCGGCGCGAACCTCTACGGCGCGAACCTCTACGGCGCGAACCTCTACGGCGCGAACCTCTCCGGCGCGAACCTCTACGGCGCGAACCTCCGCAGCGCGGACCTCCGCAGCGCGAACCTCTACGGCGCGGACCTCCGCAGCGCGAACCTCTCCGGCGCGAACCTCTACGGCGCGAACCTCTACGGCGCGAACCTCTACGGCGCGAACCTCTCCGGCGCGAACCTCTACGGCGCGAACCTCCGCAGCGCGGACCTCCGCAGCGCGAACCTCCGCAGCGCGAACCTCCGCAGCGCGAACCTCTCCGGCGCGAACCTCTCCGAAAACCGGGGTTTGCAATTCGCGCAAGTCGCTTTCACCGGGCACGGCGAGTGCGGGCGAATGCTCACGCTGGCAACCATTGGAGAAGCCAAGAGGTTTTTCTGCGGCTGCTTCCAAGGCACGCCCGAAGAACTCGCGGCGTACATCGAAGCCGGGCCAGACAATCTGAAAAAGTCGCGCCTGCTGGCAATGAACTTTTGCCTTGAAGTGATTGACACTGTGAGCATTTAAACTATATACCCGCGCAATCAATTTCCAGCGGTGGACGCTGGCAGACAGAGAAACCAACGGGGGAGACACCCGCAAAACGTCAAAAGCAAAACATATGAAAACGACACCAAACGAATACGACACCCAAGCGGAGCAGTTCTTGACCTCCAACGAGATCAAGTTCCGCGCCACGCTGAGCGACACCAAAGCGCCAGCGTGGGGAGACAACGGCAAGCACGGCCATCACTACCGTGTGACGCTTAGCAAGGGCAAAGCAGGCACTCCAGAACATACCGGCAACGTCTGCGCTTCAAACCGCCTGACCTTCGACTTCTGGTCAAGCATCGCAGACGCGGAGAAAGGCATTCAAACCGTCTCCGCGTATTCTGTGCTCGCCTGCATCTCGGGCGATGCGTACACGCCGGAAACCTTCGCGGACTTCTGCGCGGAATACGGGTACGAGTCGGACAGCATCAAATCACTCCAGACGTTCCGCCGCTGTTCGGCCTTCGCCAAACGGCTGCGCGCCTTCTTCACCGGGGCCGAGCTTGAGCAGTTGCAGGAGATCAACTAAAAACCGCCTTCGGGCGTTAATGCAGCCGCAACGGTGCGCCGGTCACAAGCCCGGACAAATGCAGAGTGACGCAACAAACCAAACGACCAAGACAATATGAAAACACTATACACCCGCGACCTGTACAAGCGTAAATGCAAACTCGAAGAACTCCGCGATGCCGTCACCACGGCACGCGAGGAACTGGAGGGAAAGAAAGGCGAGCTGGCAGCATTGGAGGAAACCCCCGAAGATGAGGCGAGCGAGGCCGCGCTGGAGATTGCCAGCGAAGGAGTGACAGACGCAGAGAGCAATCTTGAAATCGCCGAGTCCGACTTCAGCGACGACGAGAAAGCCGAGCTGGACGAACTCGAAACCCTCGAAAACGAGATCAGCGAGTTCATGCACGGTGAGACGATGATCCTCGAAAACGATTTCGAGGACTACGCCCGCGAGATGGCCGAGGACATCCACGGGAAAGCAGTTCGCGAGGCCACATGGCCTTTCACCTGCATCGACTGGACTGAAGCCGCCGAGCAACTGCAACAGGACTACTCCACGGTCGAGTACCAAGGTGAAAGCTACTACGTCCGCAGCTAAAGCCCGCAAGCCAGAACCCGCCCGCCCCATAGCCAGGGGCCGCCGAGTTTTGGATTGTGCGCTTGACACGATGAAAATTCACCCTTAAAACCCCGCGCCCATGAAAACTTTTCGAGACAACCCGCCCATCGGCAAAACCCGGCATTCCGTTTCCTTCCACGGAGGCACCAAATTCCACAAAGACGGCAGCCCCTTTTTCGATCTCCAGACCTTCCGCCGACGTGCGGACAAAAACACATTCGTGCGCAGCCTTGAACAAACGGGACACACCGTCGCCTAAAACCTCTACGCCCATGAAAAGACCAAACATCACCTCTGGAGAATGGAACGTCGCACACGAGTTTCCCGGATACATAATCGCAGGCACCGTCGAAGACTCCCCACGAGGGAAGTCTGCCATGGTCATCTGCCGCGTGCAGGGCAATTTGTTGCCGACGTACAAGCCCAACATTCAATTCATCGCCGCCGCCCCCGACATGGCGAAAGCATTGGAAGAGATTGAAAACATGCTTGCTGGGCACCCTGAGTCAGGAACAGGCAACACCAAAGTCCATTACGCAATGCACGCCGCCAAGGCCGCGCTCATCAAAGCCGGGTACTCCTTCTAAAAACCCCGCGCCCATGAAAGCCCGTTTCCTCATCACCTACCGCATCGAAACCAACCGCTACACCATCACCCTGCCCGGCGTCTCCGCCGCGCATGTCTGGCGAGCCTGGGACCGCCCCGGCTCAACACTTCTCGACGTGCGCGAATGCGATTCCAACGGACTGCCTCTCTAAACCCCATGAAGACCAACACCAAAGCAGTCCACGAGGCTTTTCTTGACCAGATCAGGCAAGACTTCGCCGCCCGTGGCATCGCTCCCGTTGCCAACCCATACGGCGAGGAAGAGTACACCGTGCAAACCATGGTCGGGCCTTACACCTGCCACGCGCAGAAGGCGTTCGGCACTGGCCGGGACACGCTGCGTTTCTTGTCCGTCATGGGTCGATTTGCAGACCCAACCAAAGCCCGGACGCAAGTGGACTGCAACCCGCACAATGGAAAATGGAATTTCGACGGGCAAGGCAACCGCAAAACCGAGATGGAGGCGCGAGGCTTGGCCTCGTGCATCACTCAACGCATTCTCAACCTGACGACACCATGAAACCCAAAACCCCGCGACTCGTCCGCCCGGCTGACCGTGTGACCGACAAACGCCAGCACTGGCGGCTCAAGCTCGCCACCCTCAAACGCAACCAAACGACCAACCTGACCGAGCCTTGCACGGATGCACGGTTTGTGAAATGACTTTCACATACCAGCTTGACACGATGAAAATTCACCCTTAAAACCCCACGCCCATGAAAACTGTTGAAGACATACTGCAAAAGTTCGGAGTTACCGCGTACAAAACGCTCGCCAGCGGAGAGACCGCCATTCGCAAGGGCGGGATGTGGCTTTATTTCTGGCGCAACCCGGAAACCCGCGAGTACGAGCAAAACGGCAGCAGCTCGCTGCTATACCCGAACGCCTAAAAACCCCGCGCCATGAAAACCAAATCCAAGTACCTCAACCCTGACATCGACAAAGCCCTGCCCGATCTGGTGCCGGAAGTCATCGCCAGTCGGGCAACCCGTGACCGCGACGAACAGACCCGGCTCTGCGTCCGCCTGCGCCACCATTGGAAAACCAACCCAGGCTTTCGCAATTCGTTCAAGCGCAAAGATCCGCGTGACGTGTGCTTCATGTGGATGGCGCAGTGGAGCGAGTCCGAGCGGAAGAAACAACTCAGCACCAAGAAATCATGAGCGACACAAGACCAACACCAGAAACTCAGGCCGCGATTATGGCCTCCAAAGGAGCATGGAGCTTTGAATTGCGCGAAAAAATGGAAAAACTGGAACGTGAGCGCGACGACCTCGCCAGATGGAAAGACGATGCCCGCGAACTCCTTCTGGAAATACGCGACGACGAGGTGAACGCCCAAGACGAAACGGACAAGTTTCTGCGAGACCACGAGCCTTCTGAACTGTCCAAGATGCGCGAGGCGATCAAAGAGGCAAGCAACGCCATAAAACTCCAAATCTTCGTTCGGGGTACTCGTGACGACACGCTTGACGTGTTGGCACAGATGCAGGCAGCCCTCACCAAACTCCAACCCTTCATCAAGTGACCACCGAAGCCCAACGCCATGCCCTTCATTCTCTCCGACACGCCCTCAATCGTCCGCTGCTTAGTCCGCGCCGAGTTCACGCAGAACCATCAAAGCCGGAAAGGCGAGTACCTTCAGGCCCACATCCTGGGGATACGTTGCCAGGAAGCAGCCAGCCTCCAGTTCCAAGTGAGGTTCGATGAGCCGGAAATGGCTGGAGCGATGTTCTGTTTACCAATCCAGGCGCTCTGCTGGAAACCGTGCCCTCTGCCAGACACCGAATTGATCCAGCCTTGGGATACGTTCTCCTCGACCTTCTGCGTCCACGAGTTCGCCCTGTGGAAGCGGGGCAACGCTGAACTGCTCAACGTGCGCCAGATCGAAGGACACCCCGAACGCCTTGCCGCCCGCTACCTCTTCACATTGGATTTCGAAGGCAACGCACTGGCGAACGACTTCGAGCAGCACAAACAGCTCCACGTTCTCCAGGTCGAGGCAGGCTGGTTTGCAGCAGTCCCAAACAACCGCGTACTGAGTGTGGACAGCGCATTTGCTACACCCTGCGAAACGCTCCCACGCTTCGAGTCCCTTGAACACCTTTACACGGCTGAATGCCGGATTGGAGAGCCAACACCATGACCACCGCCCAACTCGACCACCTGCGCAAGATCGACGCGCACCTCGCCCATCTCCTCGAAATTGCCGCGAAACGGACGCCGGGGAGGTGGCAGCAAGAAGGCACAATCACAAATGAGGTCTGGAGTGATGCAGATTTCATTTGCGATTGCATGGACAACTCCGATGCAAACGCCGCCTACATCGCCGCCTGCGCCGGAAACGCCGAAGCAGGATGGGAGAGCACGCGGATTCTGATCGCCGAGTTACTCAGCCTGCACGAACGAATGGAGAAGATCGGCTGCCCAGAGTTTGTATGCGAGCCAATCCAGAAACTCCTCGCCCGATGGCCGCTGGAATCCCTCTTGCAAACGGCTAAAGTTTAACCTAGCCTGTCGGTCATATGTCTGACCCCATCAAGTACCCGAAGACCATCTCATGGAAAACCATGCGCAACGAAGAGATTGCCAATATCGTCGGTTGCCACCCCAATACCGTGCTGCGCCATCGCGCCGAGAAAGGCAAGCCCAAGGCTCCGCGCAAACCGGGAAGCGGCAGCAAACCACACATCCTTGACAGCAAGATCGACCTGACCAAGACCGCCGCGTGGAACGCCAAGAAGCAAAAGGCACATCCTCAGTGGATGGCCCACCGCATGCGCCTACTGCGCGAGAAGCTCAAGCAAGCCGATGCCACCTCAGACGATAAAGAGTTCTGGGGTTGACCCAAGATCAAACGCTCAAGTGGACCTGCCGGATACAGCCGGATACAGCCGGTGAACTGCTGGGCGTGCTGCAATGGCATGCGGCAGACGGGAGGATGAGGCGGTGGGCAATCAAGCAGGGGACGCGCATGAATGGCATCCAGGTCATCGCTCAAGGCAAGACCGTTGAATGTGGGTGGGATCACTTGTTCCGCTCGCTACGCAAAAAACTTTCCACTCCTAAACGAATACTCGCATGACCTTTTTCAAATCCATATTCACCGACAAGCTCGCCGCCATGCGAGCCGCCGCCCCCCGCGCTACCCTGCGCATGCTCCACGAGAGCAACGGTTTTTCTCTCTACCTCGACGAGGCTGCCGCCGCCCGCAAAGTGTCGCAGCTTGGCACGTTGACCGACTACGCCGAGGACATCCTGGAGGACAGCATACCGACCCTGATCGTCCCGTTGGAACAGACCATGAAGTTCGTGGAGGAGGTGACAGCCGTACACTCGGTCGCCTTCGTGGACGTGTGCCTCGCCAACCGGGTCAACAATGCGCGGCACACGATGTACGCGTATTTTCCGAAGCGGCAGGCAAAACGGGAAACGTCTGCGTGGCCTTACACTGCCGCCGAGCAGGCGGAGATTGACGAGGAGAGTCGGAAGGCCATGCCAGTCGAAGAATCTGACGACTTTTGGGGTTGACAATCTGTCCGCACCGTTTCAGTATAGTGAAATTCAAACACACCATGAAGACCATCAACCTGATCACCGGAGAGCGTGTAAAAACTCTCCTTTTCCCGGACAACCAGCCTCACGTCACAGTGAATGACATTCAGCCGGGAGACGACGTGCGGGTTGTTTGTCCAATCCGAAGTCCCCTCGAACTAGTTCAGTTGATGCTCGTGGTCAATGCAGTGCGACACACACAAGCGACACCCCGCGAACTTGTGGTACCCTACCTGATGGGTGCTCGGTACGACCGCATCATCAATACTGGCGACAGTTTTGACCTTGAGGTGGTGGCGCAGTGCATCAACTCCTGTGGTTTCTTATCGGTCAACCTGTTCGATGTTCACAGCAGCGTTGCCACATCTTTGATTCACAACTCGCGATCTCACAACAACAGCAGGCTGGTCAAAGCCTACAACCAGTTGGGCGCGGTTCTCATCGTGCCCGACAAAGGAGCTGTCAGCAAAGCCGCCGACTACCAAGATTGGAACGCCTGCCTTTCGGAAAAAGTGTTCTGCGACAAAGTCCGCGACACCACGACCGGGCGTGTGTCCCTCGTGGTACAGAACCCGGAAATTTGCACTGGACGCAACTGCGTCATCATCGACGACATTTGCGATGGTGGAGCCACGTTCCTTGCCATCGCAGAGCAGATTGAACCAGTTCACCTCACCCTGATAGTTTCGCACGGCATCTTCTCCAAAGGTTTTCACACTTTGAAGGAGAAGTTTGACGAGATCATCACAACCGACAGCTTTTGGCATCACGCCGCAGACAAAGTAACCACCATCAAACTCGGACTATGAAATTCAGGAAAAGACCAGTCATCATCGAAGCTACGCGGTTCAACAAAGAAGGGGATCACCCTTCAGTTGTGGCAGATATTACATCCCCCACAGGTTTCGGCATCCACACGCTTGAGCACACCGCCATCAAACACGAAGTGACTCCAGGCGATTGGATCATCACAGGAGTTCAAGGCGAGGTGTACGCCTGCAAACCCGACATCTTTGAACAAACCTACGAGCCTGTTAACTGACCTGCTGATTATCGCGGCGACATTCATCTCGGTTATCCGAGCGGGATGGAGTCTCGAAAAAACCAACGACCCTTACTCCTTCCAATGACCACAAATCCTTGCACTCAAATCGACGGCTACAAAGTGGACCACCGCCGCCAATACCCAGAAGGGACCGAGCTGGTGTTCAGCAACCTGACCGCCCGTAAAACCCGCCGCGCCGGAAATCCTGACATGGTGTTTTTCGGACTGCAATACTTCGTCAAAGAAGTGCTCATACGCCAGTGGAACGAGAACTTCTTCCAACGTCCAAAAGAAAAGGTTGTGGCCGAGTTCAAGCGACGTATCAAAAACTACTTGGGTCCGAACGAAGTCGGAACGGCGCATATCGAAGCCCTCCACCATCTCGGCTACCTGCCGATCAAGATCATGTCTTTGCCGGAAGGCAGTGTGTACCCGATTCGAGTACCTTGCATGGTGATCTGGAACACTTTGCCAGACTTTTTCTGGCTGACCAACTACCTTGAAACGATCCTGTCCACAAGCGTTTGGGGGATGTGTACTTCTGCTACGACAGCCCGGCAGTATCGACTGCTGCTTGACAGATATGCTTTGGACACGGTCGGTTGCACAGACTTCGTCCAATGGCAGGGTCACGACTTCTCGTTTCGAGGCATGTTTGGGCCGGAGGCAGCCATGATGTCGGGGGCGGGACACCTTCTCAGCTTCACTGGGACAGACACCATCCCAGCCATCGACTTCCTTGAGAAGTATTACAACGCCGACTCGGACAAAGAGCTTGTTGGTGGCAGCGTCCCTGCGACCGAACATAGCGTTATGTGCGCCGGAGGCATGGACAATGAACTTGGTACCTTCCGTCGCTTGATCAAAGACATCTACCCGGCAGGAGTCGTCTCTATCGTTTCGGACTCGTGGGACTACTGGCAGGTGTTGACCCAGTTCACAGTCCAACTGAAGGAAGACATCCTCTCCCGCGATGGTAAAGTGGTGTTTCGTCCCGACACAGGAGACCCGGTGAAGGTGGTGTGTGGAGATCCAGACGCGCCCGCAGACTCCCCCGAGTACAAAGGTTCTATTGAGGTGTTGTGGGAGGTGTTCGGAGGCACAATCACTCCGCAAAGGTTTCGCCAATTGGACACCCACGTTGGTCTGATCTACGGGGACAGCATCACTCTCGAACGTGCCGAGGCTATCTGCGAAGGTCTGAAGTCCAAAGGCTTCGCCTCGACCAACGCGGTGTTTGGCATTGGCAGCTACACCTACCAATACGTCACCCGCGATACGGATGGGTTTGCAGTGAAGGCCACATTTGCCCGAGTCAACGGAGTTGACCGCGAGATTTTCAAAGCTCCGAAAACAGACGACGGCACCAAGAAGTCGGCCAAAGGGTTGACTGCGGTGTTCAAAACCGATGGGCAGTACCAACTGAAGGACCAAGCGACTTGGGAGGAAGTGCTCGACTGTGCGTTCGTCCCAGTGTTCGAGGACGGAGTCCTGCAAAAGGATTACACTTTGGTGGAGGTTCGCGAGAATCTTAGGAACGGTTGACCTGTCAGGACCTGGATCACCAACCACCCCAAACCGCTCAAGGGCATGTGGCCTCGCCGCGTCGGCTGCGAATGTGTCGAGGGCGAACCCAAGGGCACTGACGCGCTTCGTGTGGAAGAGTTGAAAGCGCAGGGCTACATCGGGGTGTACGTTGACATGTCTGACAGCGAGTACCGGAAGCTGCCCGTTGCCAAAAACCCGCAGGAGTTTGCAGCACTATCATGAGCGTTCCATACGACAACAGCCAGGTTTACACTCGTGCCGCCAAGGTGGCGGAAGAGAGGTATCTCCGCCTTCGGCAAATGAGGAATCCTCGGAAGCTGCAAACTCCGGGGTTCCGCGACATCATCCGGCAGCACGTCCCCACTCCATCACAGTACGCCATGTGGTTTATTTTCAACGCAGCGTGTCGTTTTATTTTGGAGGATAAGAAGTGATCCCCAAACTCGAAACCCCCGGCGAACGGCTCCAGCGTGTGCGCCGGTCAGCAGGACTCACCATCACCGAGCTTTCCGACAAGTCCGGCGTGGCCGTCGGAACCATTTGGAACGTCGAGAACAGCGTCGGCGACACGCAGTTGTCCACATTGCAGAAGCTCACCAAGGCTTTGAACATCAACATCAGCGACTTGAATCTATGACACCCGAGAAACAGCGAATTGCGATTGCCGAGGCGTGCGGGCTTGAAGTACTGAAGGTCGCCAACCCTGCCGACCCTGATGCGTGGAAGCGTGGGTACTTCACTCCTTCCGCCGCCAGGACACGGCGCAAAGGTTGGCGTAGTGGCGGCGTGGTCAAGATCATCCCTGACTACCTCGACAGTCTCGACGCTATGCACGAGGCTGTGAAAAAGCTGCCAGACGGGCACACATATTGGAGGTACATCGAGTTGCTGGACGGTTTGGTGAAACATGGGGGGCACGTCGATCATGTTGCAGACCGCGCCACCGCGACTGCCGAGCAGCAGGCCAAGGCTTTTCTCCACGCTCTCAACCTCTGGGTCGAAGAATAACCGCCCCATGCCCTCCTACTTTACAGGCAAGCACGTTGGCAGCCACACGCTGGTCAAGTCACCAGCTTCCACCTTCCGCGATTTTGCTCAGCAATTTATCGATCTGCCGGTGCCGCTCTCCGTCACCCACGCGGAATACCATGCACTGCCCAAAGCCGAAAAAGCTAAAGCAAAACTCGTTGGGTATGTGGTCCCCTGCACCTTCAGTACTTCGCCGTGGGAAGGCCGCAAGCTGGAGCACGCCCGACCCTGCCACCTCATCATCCTAGACATCGACGACGCCGACGACGCCAGACGTTTTGTGGAAGAGCCGAGTCTGCTGATCGACGCACTGGGTAAATACAACTTCGCAGCCTACCAAACCATTAGCTCAACGCCTGCGTCCCCACGCATCCGCGTCATCGTGGAAGCCGACAGCGTGCCCGTTGAGCGGTACCCCGACGCAGCCCTCACGGTGGGGCAGCTTCTAGGGCTGCCAAAGGTGACGAGGGAGTCTGCTATCGTGTGCCAACCGATGTTTCGTCCCACCGTCTTCGCGGATCAAGATCCCGATCTGGAGCATCCCGTGCTCGTCATGCATTTTGGTGGGCGTGCGTTCAAACCCGACGACATTTCCACCGACCTCGACTCGCTGCCGGGCATCGTGTCGGGCAGCAAGCCGAGTCGCGGGCCGTCCTCCGGCAGCATCGACGACTTCCTGACTTTCTTCCAATTCCCGGTGGCAGGTGTGAACCTTACCCAGGTGGAGGAGGCTCTTACGTTCATCAATGCCGACTGCTCCCGTCCCGAGTGGCTGGAAATCGCGGCAGCCCTGAAGCACCAATTCGGCGGATCGCAGGACGATGAGGCGTACACCCTTTTTGACTCGTGGAGCGCCACGGGCAGCAAGTATGAAGGCGACAAGGACACGGCGACCGTCTGGCGCTCGTTCCAAGAACAGGCTCAAGGCCGCAAACCCGTCACCATCCGCTCGCTGCTCAAACGTGCTGTCGAGGGTGGGTGGAACAGTGACAAGGTCAAGGAGTCTAGCTTCAAGACCGTCTCTGACTGGATCATGTTTGAATGCAAGTCGGCAGTCCAGTTGATGAACGAAGGTGTGCGGCGCATCGCTGCCGCCCCGCTGCTCTCCCACGTCGAGGAAGGCGCTTTGCTGCAAACACTGGTGATGAAGTCCCGGCAGGACTACCAGCAACCGCTGCCGCTCATGAACGTGAAGCGTGAGTTGAAGGTGCTTCGCGAATGTCTCGTCGCCAAACGCAGCGAGTCGGCGGAAGTGATTCACCCCCCATGGTCGTTGGGCTTCGTGTACATCGCCGCCACTGATACGTTCCTGCGGCACCGCACCCGGCAGGAGTACAAGAAGGTGCCGTTCGATTCGGTGTTTGCCCGCAAACTGCTCCCCACGGCTGCCGAGTTGCAGGCCATCGGTCGAGACGTGAACGAGCAAACCCTCAACACGCCCAAGGTGTTGCCGTCGCTGTACCTGCTCAACCATCTCAAATGTCAGACCGTTGACGACGTAACTTACAACCCGTCAGCCCCGGAGGACATCATCACGCGGGAGGAGGGCAAGCTCTTTGTGAACCTCTACCGTCGCAGCTACCGTGAAGCCGACAAAGCACTGGCCGACTACGCGGAAGACGTGCTGTGCGAGCAACTTTGCAACATTATCATCGAACCTGCTTACCGAACTCACCTGCTCGACTGGATCGCCTACCATGCGCAGTTCCCCGGCAGCAAGGTGCGTCATGCGCTGCTCATCCAGGGGGTGGAGGGTTGCGGCAAAACGCTGCTCTTCGGCGTCATCCGAGCTATCCTGGGACTCGACAACACCCGTCTGATCAATTCCGACACCATCAAAAAAGGGTGGAACGACTGGGCCTTCGGCTCACAGGTGGTGTGCATCGAAGAGCTTCGAGTGGCCGGGCAGAACCGTCACGAGTTGATGAACACGCTCAAAGAGCCGATCACCAACGACTTCCTGCCGGTCAATGAGCGAAACAAAAACACGCGGAACATCCAGAATAGGACAAACTACATGGCCTTCACCAACCACCATGACGCCATCGTGGTTGGTGAGGATTCACGCCGCTGGTGGGTCGTGAAGTCGAAGCTCCAGCACAAAGAGCAGATTCGCGCCATCGTGGACAAAGACCCGGAATATTTCGCCCGGTTCGCCGAGTCGCTAACCACCCACGCAGGCGGCTACCGCTACATGTTCGAGAACCGCGTCATCAGCTCCACGTTTCGTCCCTCCGGCCCGGCCCCGACTACCTCATATTTGCAGGAAATGATCACCGACACCAGCGACGACGTGACTGCCGTGCTCAACCGCATCTGGCAAAACGACGAGTGCCCGCTGATCCAGGCTGACGCGGTGGCTGTCGGTGCTCTCAGGTCCGCGTTGGACGCGGAAGGCGTCAAGAACATCACCCCCAAATACCTCACCCATGTCCTGCGCAACGCTGGGTTCTCGCCATCCGGTCGGCACATGATCGCGGGTGAGCGGCAGTACGTCTGGGCACGCGCCGATCGCCTCAATGGCAGAGATCCCGTGAAAATGTTGGTGGACAAGTCTGAAAATTCATCCAATAGTGAAAACCTATGAACATCACCCCGCTCACCATCTATCTCTGGCAACTCACCGACAAGTTCGGCTCTGCTGTCATAGTCTTCAGTGTTGCATGCGCAATTTTTGCCATCGTCTCTTATGTAGCTTCCACCTACCCTGATTTGGATGACGAAGATCGCCCCAAAATAAGAAAATCCGGGTTTCGGTGCATGATTGTGGCGGTAACTACTCTGCTGTTTTCCGCGTTCATTCCCTCTTCCAACACCGTCGCCATGATGGTCGTGATTCCTGAGATTGCCAAAAGCAAAATGATGCAGCAAGACCTTCCCGACATCTACAACGCGGCAGTCAAGGCGTTGAAAGATCAACTGACGAAATGATCTCCACCGCCGACTTCATCCAATAGTGAGGACTCATGAAAATCAGAATCAAACACCACCATGTCTGTTGCTGACCACTTTGACCGCTGCACCGACAGTTTAGACTACGGCGCAGGCGCGTTGGAGGTGGCTCGTGATAAGGCTGAAAGAACATCCCGTGCGGTGGGGCGTCTGTGCGAAGTTCTCCACACCAAAGGTTTTTTGACTCTGGATGACATATCCACTATTTCAGGCGGCTTTGAAAACATCGAAGGCATCATAGAATGATCCCCACCACCGACTTCATCACCCTGCTCAAAGCACACGACTGGGGCTTCGAGTCGCTGCGTGACGCCCCGTACGACCGTGGCCGCGCCTCCCAGCGCAAACTCCTCTACCTCTGCCAGCAGCAACCCGAGTTGTTCCGCCTTTACAACCACGCCTTAAACCGCTTTATCCGATCCCTTCCTTTCGACTTTCAATCAGTTCCCGGTACGTTGCCGGGAAAGGATGAAAAACAACACACCCACACAAACACCATGACCAACGAACTGTTCAAGTCCTTCTTCGACATCTGCGTCAAGCCGCTTGTCGATGCCATCAACAACCTCGCCACTGGCGCTCTCGGCGCTCCACCACCGCAGCCGGAAACGCCCGCCCCCGTCGTCGAGAAACCCGCCAAAGCCAAGGCTACCAAAGCCGCCGCCCCGGCCCCGGCCCCTGCGCCTGAACCAGAACCCGAGCAGCCCGAGCAGCCTGAGCAGCCTGCCATCACCGAAATACGTCTGCGCGAGACCGTGAAGACCCTTCCGAACGAAGGTAAGGCCAAGCTCAAAGCCTACTTCGTGAAGAAGTTCGGCTACAACACCATGGCCGAGATCGCCCCCGAGCATTACGCGGACATCCACGCCGCCGCCGTCAAGATCGGCGCTGTGGACACCGACCCTGACGCACAGACTGAAGAAGTGGACCTCGGCTAAGACCGACACACCACAATCCGCCGTTACTCCGATGAGGGGTGACGGCTTTTTGGGTACAGACTTATGGAAACTCATACCGAAGCCCCCACTTTCTCCACAGAAACAGACAAAGATTACCCGTCTCTGGCGGGACTCACCAAACGCGAATACTTCGCTGCGATGGCGATGCAAGGACTCCTCGCCAACCACCAGTTGGTGATAAAACATGACCATGCGGACATGACGGGAGAAGGATATGATTTTTACGAAGACATCGCTGAAAAAGCCACCATCCACGCGGTTTGCCTTATCGCGGAACTCAACAAATAGTCCCCATGGCCGACACCACTCCCGAACACTCTCGCCTCTCCCCGTCCAAGGCTCACACTTGGACCGAATGCACGGTTGCCCTGGCTTTCGTCAAGGCCAACGAGCACCGGCTGCCACCGGACAGACCGGGACCGTCAGCCATGGAAGGCACCAAGGCCCACACAGTTGCCGAGTATCTGCTTCTCGGCAAAGAGCCGCCAAAGTGGGCGACCAAGGAAATGCTGCGGCACGGCAAAGCGTACGCCGAGTTTTGCCATGACGTGATGGGTCCAAAGTGTGATGTCATCCGCTGGGGTGCCGAGTTCCGAGCGCCACTCTACTACCTCCCGTCCGAGCGTGGTACCGTGGACTTCCACGCGCTCACCAAGAACGGCGCTCACCTCGTTGACTACAAGTACGGCTACGATCCAGTGGAGAGTGAGAACAACCTCCAGATGGCGATCTACGCCCGCAGTTTGATCGAGTCCATGTTCGACGGGTTCTGGGAGGCACTGCCAGCCGACAGCTACCCCGTCACCATGACCATCTTCCAACCCCGGCTGGAGCAGGATCACGTCACCTGGACGACCACCTGGGGTGAGTTGAAGAAATTCACGGATGAGCGGATCACCCCCAAAGCGGCAGCCATCCTGCGCGGCGATCCCGGCGTGTTCAAGTGCGGGCCGAAGATTTGCAAGTGGTGCCGTGGGGCAGCCATCTGCCCTACCTACAACGACGCCATGTTGGACGACTTTAAGGATGAGGTGTTGGAAGTGCTGGAGGGCAACGAGCCGCCTGCCGTAGCCACCCTCCCTGATGAGCATGTGGTGAAGGCGTTCAAAGCGAGGGAAAGCATTTACCTGTGGTTGAGTGAGATCGAGAAGTTCGTCACCGCTCGGCTGATCTCCGGCAACAAACTGCCCGGCGTCAAGCTGGTGCTCTCCCGTGGCGGGCACCGCCGTTGGACCGACCCTGCCGAAGCGGGCAAACTGCTGCTCAGTTTGAACCTTCCACACGACGAAGTCTATCCGCCGTCTGACGTGATCACCCCTGCTGCGGCAGAGAAACTGACGGACAAGATGAAAGGTCCGAAGATGATCGAGCTGCAACGCCTGATTGTGAAGCCGCCCGGCAGCCCGATGGCCGTGCCTGAGAGCGACCCACGCAAAACATACGAGAACGACATGACCAGCGACTTTGCTGGCGTAGATTTGAACGAAGAATGATTTCGGGGTTGACCCGCAGAACCATCTGTGGATATTCTACCTCTACCTCTACCGCACAACGCGGCGACCCGAGAAACACACACACACAAACCGAGACCACGAACATGAGCCAAGCCAACACCGCCGATCCGAACATCGTTCTGCTGAAAAACGTCAGACTGTCCTACCCGAAAATCTTCAAACCTGCCCCTTTTGGCGACGAAGGCGGCGATCCGTTTTACAGCGCCAACTTCATCCTCGACAAGAAGACCAACGCTGAAACCATCAAAGCTGTCGAGGCCCGCATCGACGCCCTCAAGAAAGAAAAGTGGAAAGGCAAGCCTCCGGGCGGTATCAAACCTTGCCTTCGCGACGGTTCCGAGCGCGACGGCAGCGACGGCTATGGCGACAACGTCATGTTCCTCTCCGCCAGTTCCAAGCAGGACCGCAAACCTCGTGTGGTCAACAAGGCGTTCGAGCCTCTGTCTCCCGAGGACGGCAAGCCCTACGCTGGTTGCTACGTCCACGCTTCTGTGCGCCTCTGGGCCATGGACAACAAGTTCGGCAAGCGCATCAACGCCGAGCTGCGTGTGGTCATCTTCCATGCTGACGGCGAACCCTTCGGCGCTGCCCCGGTGGACGCCGAGTCCGAGTTTGCCGGTATTGATCTGGACGACGAGTCCGAGAGCGCACCCGCGCCAGCCACCAAACCGGCTGCGAAGAAACCTGCCGCCGATCTTAGCATCGACGACATGTGAAGAATTTTGGAGGTGGCTATATCGTCTTGATCGCTTGGTACCCAATCCAAGAACTAAAGACTCCACCTTCCGAACGGAGACTGAGCAACCTGCTGACAATGTGGTAGCTCGCCAACACCCAAACATCATGCCAGACAAGAAACCAAATCTCAGTGTCGGACGAGGCGAAAAGCTGCCTGTGTCCAAAGGTGCAGGACTCACCGCCAAGGGTCGTGCAAAATACAACGCGGCTACCGGCTCCAACCTGAAGCCGCCAGCACCAAGCCCCAAGACCGACGCGGACAAAGGCCGAAAGGCTAGCTTCTGCGCTCGCTCCAGCGGGTGGACCGGCGAACGCGGCAAGGCTGCGCGTAAACGGTGGGGTTGCTGACCAATTCGACTCAAAAGCGTGGAAGGCGGCACGCATTGGAGTGCATTCCAAGCTAGGCTCATACACGCGGAGCAATCCGTAAAACCCTAGACCGTAGGTTCGAGTCCTACTTGAGTCACCAATCCGATAAGCCAAGAGAGTCGCAACCGAGGGTTTTCTCTTTACCCTTCTATTGGAGTAGCCGCCAGCCTGCTTGGTATCCTTGGCGCTGGCACCTTTTTCCGCACTATGAATTTTCATCTGGATTTCGAGACACGCTCAACGGCGGACATCAAGCGCACAGGCGCTTTTCGGTACGCGGAAGACCCGTCCACTGAGATCCTGTGCGCAGCCATAGCTCGCGACGGCGAGGGTCCGCTGCTGTGGGTGAATCCCAAGTTCGAGTTCGACGACATGTCCGTGTGCCGGTCGTCGCCAGGGGTGGACGAACTGATTGCCGAGATGAACCGCAACGATGCTCCGGTGTACGCGCATAACGCCTACTTCGAGCAGGCGATCACCAACCACTGCCCGAACAACCGTTGGTTCAAGATCGACTACCGCCGCTGGCGCTGCACCGCCGCCATGTCCCGCCGCGCTGCCATCCCGCCATCCCTGGAGAAAGCTGCCGAGACGCTGGGCTTGCTGCAACAGAAGGACAGCAAAGGCAAAGCACTGATCCGCAAGTTCTCCATCCCGCAGAAAGCCTCCGGCAAGTTCATTCAACCCATTGACCGACAGGACGACTTTATTGCATTCTGCAATTACTGTATCCAAGACGTTCGTGCGGAGCAGGGAATCCACAAAACTCTCAAGCACTTCGAGCTGACCGGCAACACGCTGGCAGCGTTCCAGGCTGACCTCGCCATCAACTCCCGTGGTCTGCCGGTCAACCTGCCCGCCCTGCGTCACGCTCAAACGCTGATCGAAGCCAACGAGGCTCGCATGACCGAGGAGTTCCGTGAACTCACCGGCTTCAACCCGACCCAACGTGACGTGCTGTTGAAGTGGCTCAAGGAGCACGGGTATGAGGGCGACAACCTCCGCGCCGACACACTGGACGAACAGTTGGAGGATGAAGCCTTTGACCCCACCACGACGGTTGGTCGCGTGCTCACCATCAAAAAGTCTCTCAGCTTTGCCAGCATCAAGAAGGTGAAAGCAATGATCGAGTGTGCGTGTGCTGACAGCCGGGTGCGCGGCACCATTCAATTCTACGGCGCAGGTCCGGGTCGTGCATCCGGCAGACTGGTTCAGCCGCAGAACTTCAAACGCCCCACGATCAAAAACACCGACGCCGCCTACGCCGACATCATGGCGGGAGCGAGCGAGGCACACATCGAAATATTCTACGGACCTCTGCTGGAGGTCATCGGCTCGTGCATCCGTCACTTCATTCACGACGAAGCTGGGCCGATCTTCGACGTGGACTTCAGCAGTATCGAAGCCCGTATCGCGGCATGGTTGGCGAACGAGGAGTGGACGCTTGAAGTGTTCCGCACTCACGGCAAGATTTACGAGGCGACCGCATGCCGCATGTCTGGGATGCCTTTGCAGGAGATGCTAGACTACGCCAAAGAGCACGGCAAACATCACCCAGACCGACAGAAGGGTAAGGTCGCAAGTTTGGCACTTCAATACCAGGGCGGAGTGGAAGCTCTCAAAGCCATGGGTGCTCTCGACATGGGGGTGAAGGAGGAAGAGTTGGAGGAGGAAGAGTTGGAGGAGGTGGTCGAGCAATGGCGAGAAGCTAATCCGAACATCGTCAAAGTCTGGCACGCCTATGATCGTGCGGCCAAAGCCGCCGTGAGTAATTTTGGTTCCCGCCATCAGGCGGGCAAAGTCGAGTTCTTTTGCGCGGTAACGGCGGGAACCAAGTATCTGTTCGCCAAACTGCCGTCAGGTCGTCGTCTCGCCTACCGCGATCCCAAAATTGAGGAGACCGTCAGTCGGAACAAGAAGACCGGAGAGATTGAGACGTGGGAAAGCGGCAAGATCAAAACTCGTCAATCTCTCACCTACTGGGGGCAGATTCGCGGCAAAACTATCTGGGGTCGATGCGGTCTATACGGAGGTCTTTTGCTCCAGAATTTCTGCGAAGGGGTCGGCGCTGACCTGCTCAACAACGGCATCATCAAATCAGAGGCAGCGGGCTACGAGGTGTGCTCGCTGATCCATGACCAGATTCTCACCTACACTCGTGAAAGCCAGTCCATCGAAGAATTGGTTGGACACATGACCAATGTGCCTGAGTGGACGAAAGGTCTGCCCGTGGCAGCCGATGGTAAAGTTCAACCCTACTACACCAAGTAACCACCATGTCCGAAACACCACACACCCGAGGTCGCATTTGTCGGTGCGGCAGAACATTCAAGTTGCACACAGACGAAGCCGACTTTCTAATGTGCCCGCCATGCCGGATGCAATATCACGCCAACAAAATCAAAAAGAGGAGAAGGAAATGAGTGAGCACCTTCCTTTCATCCTCGTCTTCTCTGGATTGGTTCTTCTGACCATCCATTGGGTAATTTATGGAGACCACGACTTATGAAACCCCCACCCCTCGAAAAGGAGATCGAGAAAAAAATCTGCGACTACGCCAAGTTGAAAGGCTGCTACGTCCGCAAGTTCGTCTCACCCAACAACCGTTCGGTGCCTGACCGTCTGATCATTGCGCCGGGCGGGGTGGTCGGCTTTTTGGAGATCAAGCGCGGTGGGTGCAAGCCGACCAAGGCACAGGAAGCAGAAATGGAACTGCTGGCGAAGGTGGGTGCCAACACAGGCTGGTGCGACAACGTGTCGGACGGCAAAGACTTCGTGGACAAACTGATTGAGCAAGGAGGGTTCTGGGGATGAAACTGCGCAAAAAGAAACTGCCGGGCCGCTGTCCCGTCGCACGCTGCCGCAGCAAACCGAGGAACCTGTCAGACCATCCTCGCAGCACCCAGCTTTGCGGCTCCCACGCCAAGGAGCAGTGGCGGCTGAACAACCCCGTCCACTGCGCTTTCGACAACCTGCGTGCATCCGCTCGCAAGCGGAAGATCGAGTTCGCCCTCACCCTAGACGAGTTCAGAGCATTGGTTGAACCGACACGGTACATGGACGACAAAGGCAAGGGGAGATTCTGCCTGCACATCGACCGCATCGACGCGACGAAGGGATACACCTTCGACAATCTTCAAGTGCTCACCTGCACCGAGAATGTGGTGAAGGGCAACGCCGAACGCCGCCAGCAGTTCGTCAACGCAAAGATACGCGGGCAGGCGGCACCCGTGGAAGAAGATGATGGAGACCCTTTTTGACATGAATCCCGAACACCATAAGAACGAGGACAAAGACATATCTCTCACACCGCTGCCGCTGATTCGCTCTTTGGGGGATTTCGACATCGACTGTTGCGGAGTGTCTGTGCATCCAACAGCAGATCGCATAATATCTCTCCCCGAGTGCGGACTCGCCACCCCCTGGGAGGGTAGAGTTTGGTGCAACCCACCATACTCGAACCCCGCGCCGTGGATGAAGAAGATGAAATCCCACGGTAGCGGGGTAGCATTAGTTCTTGCCAGCACAGGAACTCAATGGTTTCAAGAGTACTGCTTTACCGCGTCAGCCGTTCTGTTCCTCAAAAAGCGCCCGAAGTTCACCCGACTGGACGGTAGCAACTTTTCCATCATGCGAGACTGCGCCTTAGTAGGCTTCTCGGAAGCCGACTACTCAGCTCTGGATAAAGCAAGGCTGGCAGGGCATATCAACGGAGTGCTGGTACGCCCTCCAACGCTGGACGAACAAGACTTCTGGGGAGAATAAACATGACCACCGTAATCCTCGAATCGCCCTACGCAGGCAACCTGCAACGCAATATCCGCTACGCCCGTGCCGCCATGCGCGACTCGCTGTTGCGCGGCGAAGCGCCGATGGTGAGCCACCTGCTCTACACCCAAGTCCTTGACGACGAAGACCCGACCGACCGCGCCATGGGCATTGCCGCAGGGCTGGCGTGGCGAGCAAACAAGACCGTCGTGTACACTGACTGCGGCATAAGCCGAGGCATGGAGTTTGGTGTTCGTGCGGCACAGGTTGCTGGGCGTCCCATTGAGTATCGCACGGTGGAAGGATGGGCGGCGTGAATTTTACACCCGAACCGCCTCAAAAACTGATGATCGACAAGATCGTCAACCAAGATGTCGTGTTTGCCCTCGTAGGCATGGGAATAGGTAAGTCTTCTAGTATCCTGTCCGCCTTTTGTCAGTTGCAGCAAAACCTAGAGGTCGAGGCCATGCTGGTCGTCGCCCCGGTGCGAGTGTGTAATTTGACGTGGCCGATGGAGGTGCAGCAATGGGAACAATTCCAGCACCTCAAAGTCGCCAATCTTCGCACGCCGCTAGGTCGTCGCGCCTTCATCGCCGGTCAGGCTGATGTGTATGTTGTGAACTACGAGGCCATCCCGATGTTGGTGAAGCTGGTAGAGAAGCGCGGCGGCACAGTGCCTTACCAGATGATCGTGTACGACGAGAGCACCAAAGCCAAGAACCCTGCCAGCAAACGAATCAACATGCTTCGTCGCGAGCTACCGCAAGTGAAGCACCGGATCGCGATGACTGGAACTCCAGCGCCCAACAGCCTCCTCGATCTGTTCGCCCAAGTGCGCCTGCTCGACGACGGGCAACGCCTTGGTCGCAGCTATGACCACTTCAAGAAAACCTACTTCGCCGCCACCGATTACCAGCAATACAACTGGGAACCGATACCTGGGGCAGCCGAACGCATCGACCAGCGCATTGCCGACATCACTCTCACCCTGCGTACGTCCGACTGGCTCAAAGACTTGCCGGACTGCCACATCGAGGACGTGGAGGTTAAGTTGCCGGAACACGTCTTGGAGCAGTACGAGGAGTTCAAGAAAGAACTGATCCTCGAACTTCGGTCGGAAGTGCAAATCACCGCAGCCAACGCCGCTGTGCTCGTGCGCAAGCTGTTGCAGTTCACCTCCGGTGCCATCTACGACGGCGAGAAAAAAGTCCACGAGGTTCACGACTGCAAGACCGCCGCCCTAGCCAAGATCGCAAAGCAAACCAAAGGGCCGCTGCTGGTGATCTGTGATTTCAAACACGAGCAAGACCGTATCCGTCGCAAGTTTCCGCAGGCTCGCTTTTTTGCCGATGCAAAAACACCAGCATTGCAGATGCAAATGATCTCGCAATGGAACCGCAAAGAGATCTCAATGTTGGTCGGGCACCCGATGTCCATGGGCCACGGTCTAAATCTCCAAACTGGTTCACAGACCATGGTGTGGATGTCCCTTACTTACTCGCGTGAGTGCTATGAGCAGACCATCGCACGTCTCCATCGGCGGGGACAGAAAGACGTAGTCACAGTTTATCGTTTGATGGTGCCCGACACCGTGGACGATGTCGTGGCCGAGGTGCTAGAAGAAAAGCGCAACACGGAGCAGCGGCTACTCACCGCCCTGATGTTGCTTGAAGGCGACCGCAAAGGCAAACCCTTGAAGTTTGTGCCAGTGGAGGAACCAGAGTTTAACGAGGAGGATTTTTGGGGATGAATTACTACAATGAACATGACAAAAAAACCGCCGCATGGCTGCGAGAACTTATCAAGCAACGCCTTATCCCGCATGGAGTTGTTGACGAAAGATCAATTACAGACGTGCGCCCAAGCGATCTCGCCGGATACACGCAGTGCCATTTCTTCGCCGGAATCGGAGGATGGAGCCTTGCTTTGCAACTTGCAGGATGGCCCTCAGATCGTCCTGTGTGGACCGGAAGCTGCCCTTGCCAGCCATTTTCAACAGCAGGAAGGGGACTTGCTCAAGCAGACGAGCGACACCTCTGGCCCGTGTTCTTCAATCTCATCAAGGAATGCCGCCCTGAATATGTCTTTGGGGAGCAGGTTGCAAGCGCGATTGGCAAAGGTTGGCTCGATGGAATATCGACAGACTTGGGTGAAGAAGGTTACACCTGCGGGTCTGCCGTATTGGGCGCACACAGCGTCGGCGCACCGCATATCAGACGGAGACTCTACTGGGTGGCCAACTCCGGCAGCCAGGGACTACAGAGACACTGGCAATCTGGAGAACAGCCGATGGAGGAAAGATGGGAAGGAAAGGAACGACATGCTTTCGAGAGTAGCAGCATTCACTGTAGAGACGGAAAAAGCCGCCGCATCCCAACTGAACCCGCATTTTTCCCGTTGGCTCATGAAATTCCCGCCCGAGTGGTGCGCCTGCGCGGTTACGGCAATGCAATCGTTCCCCAAATTGCGGCGGAGTTCGCCAAAGCATGCTGCGACCTTCAACGAAGCGCAGTTTTGGGGATGAGTTTTAACGAAGAAGATTTTTGGGGATGAAATTTAACCACACAGACACCATGAAAGACGACAACAAACCAGAAGCGCCGGAAGGTTACACAGTGATGCTCGGGAAAGACGTGCCAGACCCAGTGCCACAGGACACGTTGGTCTGGGATGCGAAAAACGATCTCGAAGGGTGCCCCCACGAGTGGCGACCCAGTCTGCTGATTGGGGCACACCTACATGCAGAGCAGTTCAACTCTTGGTACGCCGTGCCGAACGTCGAAACCGACGACGAAACCCTGCACCTGCGCGGGCCTTACCGTGTAGTATCCCCCGACACAGACCCCAAAGCCCCTCAATCCCTCGCCGAAGAGGCCGCAGCCATTGTGGCTGGAGACCGTGCAGCCGACTACGGCGACGTGAACGACTCTTTCGCTCGCATCGCGAAACTGTGGAGCGCCTACACAGGGTCGCACATCTCCCCGTGGGACGTGGCGCAGATGATGATTCTGTTGAAAGTCAGCCGAGCCAAGACGAGTACGAAGCGAGACACCCTGGTTGACATCATCGGGTATGCCGAATGCGCAGGCCAACTGAAGAAACCACGAACAGACTGATGCCCCAACCCTCTCCCCAGCAGATGGAACGCACCCACATCGCTCGCTATGGGCGGTGGTGGAAACGTCTCCCCGGCGTGCCCAAGACGAGCGCCGGGTATGAGCTGTTGCAGGAGGTGGATCTCGAAAAGTTTATCTTGGGCAACTACGAGCATTTCGTTAATCTGCCGGGCAGCCAGCTCAACCCGTGGACGTGGCACTTCCGCAGGTTCATCTCGTTGATGCTGGATCGTCCCGAGACCAACCCCCGCTACCGCTTCGAGTGGAACCCGTACGCCATGCGGATGTTGGAAGAAGCCTACTCCAACAACTTCCTCGCCGTCGCGGGGCACGCCAGTTGCTCCAAGTCTGAATTTTTCGCCCTCTACGCCATTGGGCGCTTCCTCATCGGCGCACGTTTTCCCGACTGCCCTGTGGCATCTCCTGAGTATGTGAAGGTGTTCATTACCTCGACATCGTTGGACGAGTCTCGCGGTCGTATCTGGGGCGTCGTCGAGGGCTACTGGGCGGAGATTTGCCGGTTCTTCGGCGGCGAGCAGTACATGCAGGCCAAGCTGGTGTCCTCCCTCGGCAAGATCGTGCGCGTCAATTCTGATGGCAAGCAGAACCAGCTCGCAGGCATCACTCTCGTTGCTGGCGGCAAGGGACAGGACAAGGACGCCTCGACCAAGATCGGTTTCAAGAACCGTTGTGTGATCTTCATCGCGGACGAACTGCCGTTGCTCACCCACAGTCTTTACAACACCGCCATCACCAACTTGCAGTCCAATGAGTACTTGCAGTTCATCGGCATTGGCAACCCCACTTCGCCGTTTGACCCGCTCGGCGTGTTCATGGAGCCGGAGGAAGGGTGGAACTCCATCGACGAAACCTTCGACGGGTGGAAGACCAAACGTGGCTACTGCATTCGATTTGACGGGGAGAAGTCTCCCAACGTGCTCGCCGGTCGGGAGGTGTGGAAGGGCATTCTCAGCCTGCGCACCGTCACGGATCTGCGTCGAGACCTTGGCCCGAAGTCGCCGGAGTACTACCGCATGGTGCGCGGCTTCCTCTCCCCCGATGGAGACGCCAATGCCATCTACACGGAAGTCGAGATCACCAGCAGCGGCAGCCAGCACAGAGTCAGCACATGGCTCACCCCGCCCACCCCAATTGCTTTCCTCGACCCGGCCTTCAGCCATGGTGGAGACGAAGCGGACGCCTGTTTTTGTCGGGTGGGCGACTACTACTCAGCCATCCACCAGCGCACCGTCAAAGGTATTGAACTGGTTGAGACGATCAACCTCATGGCCTTGGTCGATGCCAGTAACAAGACGGTGGACCGCAATCAGCAGTTGGTGAATCTCTACGATGCCGAGTGCGCCAAGCGCGGCGTCAAAGTGGAAGACCGAGGCTCCGACTCCACAGGGGCCGGTGATCCGTTCGCCTCGCTCATGGCGATCAAGATGGGCCGGGGCTTCCAGATGGTGAGCTTCGCGGGAGCGCCGTCAGACAAGACCGTGGGCACCACCAACTCGCGCACCGGCAAGGACAGGTTCGCCAACCGGGTGTCCGAGCTGTGGTACGTCGGCAAAGACTTCATCAAGGCCGGACAGATTCGTGGCCTCGACCCAGAGACGTGCATCCAGATGTGTGCGAGAATGTACAAGCTCGTGGACCGGGAGAAAGTTGAGGTGGAGTCCAAGAAGGTGATGAAGCAGCGGACCAACGGCAGAAGCCCCGACCGCGCCGACGCCTTCTTCGGCTGCATCGAGATCGCCCGTCGCCGTCATGGGCTGACTTCGCTGGTCAAGGCTGCCCGCCGAACCGCGTTGCCGTCGAACGCGCCCAAGAACCCCATGTCCGTCCGTCACGCTCATCTGGTGGCAGCCGTGACCGACACGAAGGGACGGGGCAAATACTCGGACCTGATCACCGCCTCACTCAGCGCCAATCAGGGCTGGGCTGATCAAAGTTTCCATTGACATTCACCCTATCAAACACGAAGAACGCCGCACCCATGGAATCTGAATTTTACGACGCCGAGTACTACCTGACCGGCCCGACATCCGGCAAATCAAACTACGTCGATTACAGTTGGAAGCCCGATCTCACGCTCCCCATGGCGGACTGGCTCAAGCGCGTCCTGCACATTAAGGACGGCGACACGGTTCTCGATTTTGGGTGCGCCCGAGGCTACCTCGTCAAGGCGTTACGCATGCGCGGGGTGAACGCTTTCGGATACGACAGCAGCGAGTGGGCCATCCAGAACTGCGACGAAGGGGTGAAGGGTTATGTGTCCAACGTGATGCCCGATGAACGGTTTGATCACATCATCCTGAAGGATGTGGCAGAGCACATCCTGCTCGATCAACTTCGTCCTCTGCTCAAACAACTGCTCGCCTCCACCCGGAAGCACCTACTCGCCATCGTCCCGCTGACTCACCATCCCGACGGTCCCTACCTCCGCGACGAGGACAACTCCGACCCGTCACACTGCAACGCATGGCCGCTGGACATGTGGATGGATTTGTTCAGGGAGAGTGTCTCCTTAGACGAAGGGTGCATCACCGGTTCATGGCACTACCCCGGACTCAAACCTGCCTCCTCTGAGGTGCCGAAGTCCTGCGGGTTTATCCAATTTACGCGAGTATGAGAATCTCCGCAGTCTGTCATTTCCACAACGAGCGCCATGCTCTGCCCGGCTTTATCGAAACCGCCGAGCGAATGTTCGACGAGATCGTGCTCGTATCCTCTCCCATGGACGGCACCCCGGCTGACCCTGAGACGATTGCCATTGCAGAGGCGTCCGGTCACAAGCTCATCCACGATACCCTGAGCCAGGGCTTCGGAGCATTACGAACCCGCTGCATCGGGTATTCGTCCTGCGAATGGGTGATGATCTTGGACGCGGATGAACGGGTGTGGCCGCTTGCCCCCATCCTCGGCGTCACTGGCACCGGCAAGTTCCCCGAGACACTCACCCCCGATCTGCACGTCTCCAACCAAACGGGTGCTGGCGGCAACGTCAACCAGCGTGAGAAGCTGCGGCATTTAATCGGGCATGCCGAGGCAGAGCAAGCTCTCGCCATCTGCGTGTCCCGCCGTCACTGGTTCGGTGCTCCCGGTGAGTGGGACCGCCCCTGCCAGAACTGGCACGCGGAGCACGACTGGCAACTCAGGCTATTGAAGAACACCCCCTTCCTGTGCTACGACCCGGAGGTGAAGATGCACGAGCGCCTGATATGGACGCCAACATGGGCCGAGCCAAAGTTTATCCGGGTGACTGACGGGTCGCTCTACATCGACCACTACTCGCACCACTATCGAGCCATGGAGCCTGAACAGAACACCGAGGACATCGCCACCTACGAGGCGTTGATGCCGGGATGCACCAAAGACATGTGGATTTCACACCAACCAAAAGCATGAGTTTTTACGAAGAAATCAACAAGGTTTACGCCTCTTGGAATTACGACAGCCCGCGCCTGCTGCACGGATTCACCCGCTGTCTGAAGCCGCAGCATATCGTCGATTGTGGCACTTACCGGGCCTTGTCTGCCGCATGGATGGCGAAAGCCTGCCAAGAGAACAACCTAGGCCGCGTCCACTGCCTCGACAACTGGTCGTTATTGGAGCACGTACACATCCTTGAAGGTAAGACGCCGAAGCAACACGCCGAGGAGAACCTGACTCATCTCGGTGTCCGCGATTGGGTGGAGTTCCATGACGGTGACACCAAGAACTTGAGCATCTGGCCGGAGCGTGTGGATTTTATCTACATCGACGCTTGGCACAGCCACGAGGCCGCGCTGTTCGAGATGAAGACGGCGATCAACCGAGGCGCTTCCTTTATAGCCTTCGATGACGTGGAGAACTGCGTTGGTCCCCGCATGTTGGTGGACGGACTGACCGACAGGTTGGGAGGGCTTACAGATTGGCAGCAACTCGACCTCCACTCCGACAACGGGCTGACCCTCTTCGTCAAGAAACAGTCGCGCCGGTTGATCACGTTCTCCCAAGAACTGCCCTACCCCAACCCCGGCGTTGACCTGCGCCCGCTCACCCTGGAGCAGCAGAAGGCCCACTTTGACGAGGCCAGCGCCATCACCGGACTGGACTATTCCAGCATCCTCGACCAAACTGAACACGACTTGAAAGTATGAAAATTCTCAACCTCGGAGCCGGGTCAACAAGACCCATCGACAACATCTGGGTCAACCTCGACAACTGGGAGGGCGGTGGTCATGAGATCAACGAGCCGAACTTCGTCCGGCACGATCTGCGCCAGCCACTCCCTTTTCCCGACAACTCGTTTGACGGCTGTTTGTGCAGCCATGTTCTGGAGCACATGGACTGCCGTGAAGCGGTCAAGGTGATGAAGGAAGTGCTGCGAGTGCTCAACCCTGGTGGCGTGATACTGGTGAGCGTGCCAGACGCCACCTACTTCCGTTCTGTCCACGACGAGGACCGCAACGAGAACTGGCCTCGTTTGTTCGAGGTGACAGATCCACCGAACCCTATCCCAACGTGGTTCGAGGCAGCTTTGTGGTTTGACCAGCACGCTCAAATCTTCACAGAGGATTCCATGTGGGCACATTTTGTCCGCGCAGGTTTCCCCTCACACCACGTCCATCTCCTTGTCAACTCAGACGAGAACCACTCGCCCACGGTTGCCGAGATCGTGCCAAAACTTAACCGCCGTATCTTCTCGTTGGAGATGTGGGCACGGAAACCTCTATGAACACCCTCCCTTCCGCCATCGCCGACAAGCCCGAACTGGACACCATCCCCGGCGACTCAGAGACGTGTAATCACGAGACTCCTGAGTCCATGAAGGATTTGCTCAACGAGTTCACCAGCACCTCATCCAAAATCCCTTGGCACCGCGACATCATCGAGGGGCTGCATCAAGGCAAAGGAGTGCCCAAGGTGAGCGGGATTTTTGTGGGAGACGCCTGCCAGCACAAGTGTTCTTTCTGTTCTACTGCCAACCGAGGCAACGCCGCCCTGACATTGCATCAGGTGGAAACATATGTGGATCAGCTCATTCCATTGGGTTTGAAAGCCGTTATTCTGAGCGGGGGAGGGAACCCCATATTGTGGAAGGACCGCGAAAAGGGCTACGATTTCGACGACTTGGTGGACACGCTGCATGGCAAAGGTCTGCAAATCGGGCTGATCAGCAACGGCCTCAAGAACATGGTGCAGTATCCCGATGGCCGGACCTCTTGGAGAACCGTTCGGCCTGAAACCTTGGATAAGTTGACATGGATTCGCATCTCTCTCAGCGCGTGGGACCATGGTGAGGAAGTGGAAGTGCCTGACATCAATCCAGAACTGACTGCTCTTGGCGGAAGCTGGGTGTATCACGACTCCTACAAAGATCCGCTCGACCGGCACGGAAAAGTCAGTCGTCCCGAAGACCTTCAAACTCCTTTGCTCGCAGGCGATGAAGCGGAGCGCGTGACCTATGGCAAGGACCGCCTCCCGTTCATAAAGCAGAAATTGAAGGAGTTGCTTTCCACCAAACCGTTCACCTACATCCGTGCGCTGCCGAACTGCTACGAGATTCAGAAGATCCCGGAACGGTGCATCGAGTTGGAACAACTGGCGTTGGAAGTGGACCCTCGCATCATGGTGCAGTACAAGCCGCCAGCCCCCCACACCTGTTGTCTGCTTGGTTATTCACATCCCGTGTTATGGCCTTCCGGCGACGTGACACCCTGCGATAGCGTAACCCTTTTGGATCAAGCCAACCGTTCACAGGGCGGCAGCGCCTACGTCATCGGACGCTGGGACACCATTCATGAACTCTACGAGCAGCCTGTGCGTTCGCTGATCGACCCGATGGTGCATTGCCAGAAATGCGTGTTCGGCACGCAGAACCGCGCCTTGGACGCTATCTGGAAAGGGGCTGACCCGCAGCCAGTGGGGCCGGAGCCACGGCATAAGAACTTCATTTGACCGTGGGGAGATTTTATGACGAAATAAGAAATATCCCCCAACACATGAAAATTTCTTCTACAGGTGACATTGGCGATGTGGTGTTTGCGCTGTGTCTGCTCAAACAGATCCCCGACGGCCCACACACCCTGTGCCTGCGTTCATCGTCTTCGACCAAGGCCAAAGGACCGGAAGGCGTGCAACGCATGTATGATCTGCTGGCACCACTGGTGAAGCTGCAACCCTACATCGCGGACATCCAGATCATCCAGCCGGGCGACCCGGTGGACTGGAAGAGCGAGGGCTTCCGCGAACGTCACTACACCAAAGGCGAGACGCTCATGCGGGCGCACCTCAACCACCTCATCAAGACGCACAGCATCGGGCAGAACTTCACCGCCGACGAGCCGTGGCTGTACGGCGTCGAACCGTCGCCGCGCTCCAAAGGGCGTGTGGTGATCAACCGCACCGGGCGCTATCGCAACGAGCGGTTCCCGTGGAAAGAGATCGTGGCTCATCTCCGCAACCGTCTGCTCTTCGTCGGACTGCATCACGAGTGGCGCGAGTTCATCGGCCACCACGGCTACGTCGAGTTCCAGCCCACCACAGACATGTTGGAGGTGGCGCGGCTGATCAAAGGGTCTGACCTGTTCATCGGCAACCAGTCCTGTGCCAACGCCATCGCCGAAGGGCTGAAACACAACCTCATTCAAGAGACTCATCTGGGCTTCCCCGACTGCATCTACGTCCGCCCCAACGCCTCCCATGTCGCTGACGGCGTGGTCACGCTGCCAGACGGCACCGTGCTGCGCGGAGTCCGCCCCAAGACGGAGAAGAAAATCCACACCACGCCACCGGGGAACTGGCGCTACAACGGTGGAGCTTCACCCTGCTTTGAACTTTTGGTGAGAGAAGTTGCGAAGAGGGAGAATCTCACTATTGATGATGCCGAGGACGCCGTGTACGACGCCAATGTCGAACGATGCCCCGCCTTCTTTGCGGATCACGGGGGGCAGGCCCAGTTTCTCCGCGTACAACAAGCTCTTGAAAATTACAGCCTATGAACCGTCGCTCCATCTTCAAACTCCTTGCCGGGGCAGCGTGTGCCGCAGCCATGGAGATCACCGGCTTGGTGCCTGCTCTGCCGAAAGCGGCAAAGTATGTGGTCAACCCTGAGTATCTGACAGCGGCTTATGAGGACGTGGTGATCTTTAGCAGTGCTCTCTCTGTTGAGATGCGCCAAACGGTGGAAGAGAAAGGGTCGGCGAGATTGTTGCTGAGATTTCGGAGGAAGGGGCAAGACGAGCCTTTATCTATTGGCATGTCCAAGTCGCGCCCCGGAGTGTTGGCCGACGCGAACCCGAACCGATACAACTTCGCCAACGGAGAATATCTACGAATCCCCCAACACGTTCTCGCACCATGAGTACTTCCAAAGAGCCTATGAAATTCACCCGATCCGGTCTATCAGACTGGAAATGGGTGCAGACTGGTGGTCCTGATCTGTCTGAGGAGACTGAGAAAGATCGCGAGGAGTATGCCCTCGTGGCGGAAAAAGTGTTTGCGGATTCTGTCAGCGAAGACACTCCTCTCAACCGCTTCTTGCACAACCTGTGCATAAAAAACAGGACTCTGCGTTTGCCTCAGAGCGTGGGTAGGCGTGAAGCCGTTGAGGTCGGGAGGACATATCTGGATCTTACCTATCTGTGCAAAGACGAGAACCCGAAAAAAACTACTCTCGACGCTTTTGCTCAAGCCCTATCCACTCCCGAAAACTTGATGCCGGAAGACATCCTGGAAGTAAGGTGGGTCAACCGAATAGACAAACAAGACAACCCTTTTTGCTCTTTGGGTTATTTCTTAACTACTTTGTACCCAGCCAAACTCTTTAACGCCTCAACGCCTGAACCATGAAAATCGCCATCCCCGTATCCGCCCACGACAAGCACCTGCTGCCCGACCTCACCGAATGCCTGCTCAAGCTCGGCGGGTTGGAAGAGCATCCCGTCATCTTCTTCCCCACATCTGCCGCCAAGGACACCGCCTATGAGCATGCCGAGCGTCTGGGCGCGGAAACCTACCCGCTGACTCAGGACTTCGAGGGTGGAGCGCCTGTCGCCTGCAACCGACACTTCGCCAGCGTGGTCTTCGCACTCGCCAAGATGGGCAATACCGATCCCTTCTTGTGGATGGAGTTAGACATGCTGCCGGTGAAGCCGCGCTGGGCGGTCGCCCTGTTCGAGGACTACCGCTACGGCGGCACCCCGTTCCGTGGCGTCCTCGTCAACACGCCGTTCAACGTGAACGGACAGATCGCCTACAAGGACGGCGATCAGATGATGATGGGCACCGGCATCTACCCCGCCAACATGGAGAAGGACGAACGGATCAAGCCGCTGCTGCTCGATCTCGCCAAACCTTACACGATGAACCCGCGTGAACCGTTCGACGTGTACCTTCGCTGGCCTATCCGCAACATCGGCGTGTCGCACACCGAACTCATCAGCGACATGTGGTCCACGCAGAACTACCACATGGAAGGAACCAACCTCGTCTGTGAGTCCGTGGATCACGGCAGCCGTGTGGTGCGTCCTCGCGGTGGTGTCGTCAGCCCCAAGGCCGTGCTGGTGCATGGCTGCAAAGACGGGTCGCTGGCTGACATCGTGTTGGGACGTGGGGAAAAAGCGCGGACGTTGGGAAGCGGTTGGAGCGTGGAGACGACTACTGTTGAGGTGGATGTCGAGTCCTTTCGGCAGGCGGCAGAAAACGTGGTCGAGGCTGCCACGAACCCGGCCCAAGATGACGCCTTCTGGGGCGACGATGAGAAGCCTACCGAGGTCATCCCAGTGAAGGCTCCCGAGCCTCCGGCTCACACCGTCACGAAGGCACCCGTCGTCACTGTTACCGAGTTGCCCGAGGAGGTGAAGATCAAAACCCCCGAGGTCAAACCCGTCAAGAAAATCACCCGCGCCGACATCGAAGCCGCCCTCGGTGGCAAGAAGATGCGCGTCAACGACTTGGCGGAGAAGCTGGAAGTTGATGTGGCCTACCTCATCGGCACGTTCTCGATCAACGGATATGCCGTAGCCAAAGCTGGCTGGGTGCAGAACACCATCCCGATCACGGAGGCTTGATTTTATGCACTTCCCCATCACCAGACCAATGCGCAGGCTCCTTGCTATGTGGGCGGCTACTCTGGTGTGGCTGTTCTGCCCTGAGATAAAAACCGTTCAAAGGCAACTATTTATACGGGTATGGTATCGCTGGGTTTGGCTGCACCTTCCATGACACTTGCAAAGGGTTGACCCATCACCCCGGCTCCACTACAATCCGCCACCATGGACCTCGCCGCCCTCCAACTGCTCACCCTGCGTCTGTTTGCCCAACGCGCCCATCACGACACGCAAGGGCCGACGTTCTTCGCCGACCACAAGACGTTCGGGAAGTTTTACGAAGCCTACGACGCGGCCTACGATTCGGTGGTTGAACGGGCTGTTGGTCTCGGCAGCAAGATGGACCTCGCCAAGCTGGGGATGGACGCTGCCACGAAAGCCGCGTTCCACCCGAACGAGCACTCCCCGGAAAAGCTGTTTGCTGATCTCCTGTCAGGTGAGAAGAACCTGTGCGCCGTCCTCGTGTCGGAGATGCCGAAAGCCACCGAAGGCACCAAGAACCTGCTGGCCCAGCTATGTGACGACTCGGAGCAACGGCAGTTCTTGATCCAGAAGAGGATCACTCCCGCATCCAGCAATTCTCCCAGTAGTCCGGCTGCTTCCCCAGCTTCACGTCCACAGATTTGAGCACGTCGAGGGGGTAGTATGTTTTGCTCGACACGTCGCAGCCGCAAGCACTGCACCCCTTTTTATATAGCTCCGCAGGCCGGTGAATCTTCCGACCACCGAGCATCTCGGTCAACTTCTTGCTCACCCAACCGCACGGGAACGTGCAGGCAACGTCAGCCATCTTGGGGCATGACAGGCAGATGTCGGCGCGGCGGCGATGCTCTTCGTCACTGACCAACTCATTGCCGTACAGCTCTTGAAGTGTGAGCAGGAACCGCTTCACGTCGTCCCCCGTCATGTGGATCTCGGGCGCTCCAGCCTCGATGCACCGGAAGCCGGGGTTCTGCTCGCACATCTCGTCGAGCACCACATGCTCCCAGCCACTCCCGACCTCGACACCATTGGCAACGCGCTGCGCCTTCACCTGCTGGAGCATGACGGTCAGGGAGTTGGACGACACGGGAACTCCGGTGACGGGGTCGGTGTATTTCCAGCCACCTCCAGGCGGGACCACAGTTTCGTTGAAGGGGCGTTTCATGGGTTGTTGACTTTCGCTTGAACCTTGCGGGTCTCGATGTCGAGGATGCGCGTGGCCCGATCACGAATCAGTTTGTCGAGCGCCTTGGTGGACATTCCTGTGATCCGCTCGCCGTTCTCCTGCAAGAACTTGCCATAGCTGAGAGCGACCGCTTTCTCGAAGTCGTAAGTAACTCCTTTGCCGAGGGTGTCCATAGGCACCTTCTTGCCGTCCTTGATGATCTGACGTTTGGTGCTCGGTGTAGGAAAGTCGATACCCCTCGCGAGTAACTGCCCGTAGGCCACAGTCGCCTTGTCTGCTTCGTCAGTTGTGTAGAGACGGCTGTAAGGCTCGCGGTGGAGTCGGACATCTTGACCGATGCGGTTGAACTGCGGACGCCCATCGTTGACAAATCGACGTGCGACAGGCATCTCGCGGACGAGCTTTTCCCAGACGCCGTCTGCCCGGAAATTGCGTGGGTCTTGCCACTTGTCCAAATCTTTGACGGATGTGGGTACCAGACCCCCAAGGTAGTTCGTACCCATTTTAATGACTTTCTCCGGCATCCCTTGTGCCGCCCCGTACGAGGACGAGGTGCTGAAAAGTTCGGCAACCTGCTGCATGGCGGCAGCATCTTGGACTTGAAACAGCCCAGTGACAGCGCCTTGAAGAATGTGTCCCGCTACTCCGCGCTGATTCCAGTCTTCAGGCTTGTAGCGTTTCTCGTCGAGCATGCTTCCCACAGCGGCTAGAAGTCCGGCAGTCGGCCATTGTGCATAGCTGATGCGCTCAATCTTGCCGTCTTTCCTGCGCCAAAAGGAGTTCTTCGCCAATCCCGCGCTCAGGCGGGAAGACTGCTCACCGAGACTGAGATCGTTCCACGGACCTTCCATGTGCCACTTGCCGTCCTCGGATTCGTCGTCGTCTCCAAACAGAGAATAGAGAGTGGCAAGCAGAATGCCCCCGACCACGTTCTTACCAATCAGCATATCCTGCTGCATCGGGCTGAGTTTGCTGCCGAGGATGTTGGTGCCTTTGTTCAGCAGCCACGAGCCGGGCATGTAGCGCATGAACTCGTTGCCGAGGTTGAAGCCGAAGCGCATGAACCTCGTGCCGGTGAGGGCGTGGACGCTGCCTGCCGTCACTGCGGCGAACGCTCGCGTGATCTTGGCAGCTTCCTCATCTTGTGCAACTTGGTCCAGACTGCGGACTGCGGAAGACAAGCCTGACTTAACCGCATGGTAGAGTCCGCCAAACAACCCCGTCGGATCGTTCTGGAATGCGGCGATGTCTCCTACTTCAGAAGCAGCCATCTGGTCTGCCTCGGTCAGCCCGGCGTTAAGAATTTCGCGAGTGCGCTTGGCGACCAGCATGCGTTCAAATTTGGTCGCGGGTTCCGCTCCTGCCGTGGCCTCGGCAATCGCCTGCTTGCGAGCGTCGGCGATCTCCTTCTGAGTCCAAGATGTCTTGCCTTCATAAAGCTCAGGATTCATCGCCCGAGCCACGGCCATCGCTCCCTGCGTGGTGGCGGTGTTGTTCACGTGGTCGGCGGCGACCATGCTACGACCGACCACCATCATCAGAGCGCCGGGAATCTTCTGGAGCAGGCTGCCGCTTTTCCACATCTTCTCGCCGATGGCAATGGGGTGCGCGGTCTTCTCGCCATTCAGAGCGTCGATAAGATCGGCCTCAAAACGCTTGGTGAATGAGGGGTCTCCGGTGCGCAGGAGATACAGGGCTTCATTGAGTCCGGTGAACAATCCTTTCCACCATTGAGCCTGGATGTCGAAAGCGGCAACCCCTCTGCCCTTCGACAGTTGGACTCCTGCTTGAATGAGGTTGGTGCCGAGACCATTCACGACACCTCCCCAGGTGTCGAAGTGAGTGCGCAAACCGCTAAGAACACTGGCGATCCAGTAGGAGTTCATCACGTCTGCCCAGTTCGCACCAGTGGCGTGCTGGATGCCTTCAACCAATTGGCCGAGTTTCTGATTGCGCAGGACGCCTTGGGGACTGCCCCACGCTTCGGCTGCCAGCTTGCGCAAAGCATCGGCCTGAACGCCGGTCAGGAGCTTCAAGCCGAACCGTTTGGAGATCGCTTCGCGGAAAGTGCTGGAGTTGAACACTCCCAGGTTCATGAGTCGGAGAAGCTCGGGAGCAGCAGACGCCACGTTCGCAACAGCCTTGGTGGTCTTGGCTTTCAGGACGCCAGCTTTGAAGAGTTCGTCTTGGAACGCTTTGAGTCTTTCGCGCTGCCACAGTTTGTCGATGCTCTCCGCCAACTTTTTCGACTCATCCGGGGTGAGGTTCTTCAGTGCCTCATGTTTGGCGACACGGTCCTTGATGGCGGCAAGACGTTCCGCCTGTGTGCGCGGCAGGTCGTAGAGAATGTCAGACCAATCTGAGTCGGGGAGGATTCTATTGCGGATGGAGTTAACCAGCTTCTCAAGAGCTTTGGAGTCCTCGCTGAGAAGACTCTGCTTGGCGGCTTCTAGCTTCGCCACTTTGTCGGCGTCTGTCTGCGCCTGCCACGAGTCGAGAGTCTCGTTGACCGCCTTGAGTGCAAGGGCGCGGGCTTGCGGCCAATCGTTTTGAGTCGCGGCGTCCGGGACTTGCATCTCCGCGTCGAACACTTTTATCACGGCGTCAGTGGCGCGTTGACGGTTGAGCAGCGCGTCTTTGATGCTGAGAGTGCGTTTGCCGGACTTGTCCAGACCCGTTGCCAAGTCGGCGGTGTAACCTGCCTTCTCAAATGCACGGCCAATCGCTTCACGGGAAGACACGGGGTCAAACGCCACCGTTGGAGCGGCGGGCATCAACGCATCGCGCTGCGCTTCGAGTTGAGGCGTCATTGCCTTGACCGCATCCATAGCGGCTTTCGTTTCCACCTTGGCAACCTTGATCTGGTCGGCGAGTTGAGCGCGTTCTGCGGCACTGGCTTCCTGCTGTTCGGCACTTCCAGCCTCCAAATAGGTGAGTTTGGCACGAAGATCGGCCAGACGCTTTTGGGCTGGATGGAAAGTTTTGTCCAACTCCATATCAATCAGCATGTCGAGCACTTTTTGACGACCCTCTTTCCACGCTGATTCAAACGCCGGACCCTCAGACACCTGATTGACGAATGCGCTGGTCAGCAGGTCTTGCAGCGTGCGCTCGGGCGCGGGCTTCTTCTCACCCTTCACACTGGCTGCGAGAGTGCTTTTAAGGCTGCTCACCAAATTGGCAAGCGCGGTCTTCCGTTCGGGAGCGACCACGTTGCCACGGGCTTTGAGCATCAAGGCTTTGGCTACTTCGTCGATGATCTGGTCACGCTGTCCCATACCACGGAACATGCGGGCGAGCGCACCAACAGAGGTTTGCTTTGGACGCAGGCTGCCCATCAATCGACGGATGATGTTCTCCAATCGTTCGTCGGCTTCGGCAGTGGCCGTCTCGGCAGCACCGGCTACTCGCGGAGCCGCACCTTCCGATCCTCCCTCGAACTGATCCTCCAGAATCTTCTCTCCGTGATCTGCGAGCACCTCTTCCACTGCAAGAATAGGGGCGATGAGTTGAAGCACTGCACCGTTCTGCACTCCAATCTGACGCATGCCACGGGCGGCGTCTTGGTTCATCCGTACTCGATACTTCCCAAGCCGTTGATTGGTGGCGCGTGCGACCGTTTTCTCGTCCTCACTGGCGTTGGGGTCTATCGAAATCTCTGTGAAACCTTTGAGCAGACCACCCATGACGATGTTCTTCACGTTGAGGTCCATGTCGCTCGGCGCACGGTCTGCCATCAACAGGTCGGCAGCCCGGAGTGGGCCAACGGCGTTGATCCAGGCAAAGGCTTTCTTGGTAGCTTCCTCGTCCGAATGGACTTGATACATTTGGTCCTCCGGTTTTGGCGGAGCAAAGCGAGCGCGAGTGAAGGCAAACTCAGGACCGTCCGCAGGTTCTGCTTCGCCGCCGATGTCGATGATAGGTGGTTCGCCGTCGTC